AAAAGTATACTGAATCTTAAAGACTCACTTAAATACCACTACAATTATTACATTCAGTGATAAGGAATAATATTTAAACTGTCTCTGCAATAGCCAAATGGCACTACTTTGTTTTGAAAGCAAATGAGCTTTAAAAGTTTGCAGCATATTTTACCTCTCATTATTAAAATTTAAATAATAAGGATATTATGTATTTAAAAGAAGAAGACAAATTCAGTCAGTTACAATATGATATTTACAAACAGTTTTGTATTGAGAATGGAATTACTCCATTAGATATTGATCATTTTAAAACAATTGATCAAGAAAATGTTGAATTCAAAAGTAAAGAGAATGAACACTTAAATTTACTTGGTAAAGCAGGGGTTAGCATTAATGCCGGACTTATCTATGACGCAGCCAAACAAGGCTTTAAAAGATGGAGAGATAACAAAGGTGACTTCAAAGCCACGATTAAAGATCTTAAAGGTGATGCCGCTAATTATATTGGTGACGTTGTTAACGATTTTATCGGCGGAGAAAAGAGTGATGTTAAAATCAATACTGATATCAACGGTGGAGGAGGTAACTTTAACACTAATAAGTATAATTCTTCGACAACTCCTTTAGGTAAATCTAGTTCATTAACAACTAATTTAAATAGGAATCCAGTTGAAGTTTCTTTAGATACAGGAATTGCTCCAAGAGCTACATATCAATTAGATTTATACCCAAGTGATGCTTATTCTCCACTTCATATTTCTATTGGTGAATTAACTTTAGATAATTTACCTAATGATAAAGAGATGAATGATTATGTAAATAATGTTATCATTTTCGATCTACAAAATAGAGCTCAATCTGAAGTGAATTTTGACATTATTAGTTCAAATGCATTTAGTGCAACTAATCTTGTAAAATTATTCAACACTCAAATATATTTACTTAATACTATCTATAATATTTTATCTATTACTGGATATTCATCTGATCCACTAAACAGAAATCAAGGTTTAAGAAGTTTAAGATCACTTGTTGATCCTAATCTGATTAATCAGGTATCTATAGCAATGGAATTAATCGCTGGAACTCCAGTTCCTCCAAATTTAAAGAGTATCTGTCATTGGTTTAATGGTAATTTTAATCAAAGTTCTTTAGCAAATAGTCCTGCTATTAGATTCCTTTGTTGTGAACCTGCTAATTATACTAATCAAATGTCAGAAAGAATTACTGATGGTATTTCAAGATTACAAGCACTAAGACAAACTTCAAGTATCTTAGCCCGTGTTGTAAAGAATGATCCTAATTGGTATTCTATGCCTCATTATTCTTCGGAAGTTCTCCACGATGCAAATTTTACTACTTTATTCTCAAATGCGCCTTACTTTGTAAATGGTATGATTAAAATGGATGTTTATGACATTAATAAGAATTTTAACTATATTACATTTGGTGCAAGTGATGGTGGAGCTCTTGGTTTTACAACTAAAAGAATCCAAAACGATGGTAATCTTTATGGTTTAATGGGATTCAATTTCAATGGTGTTCAACCTATTGATACAAGATGGTCAGTTGTTAGTGATAATGGTGATTATGTATTCCAACCTTCTTGGATGGATGTTAATAACGCGTTTTCACGAGGTGAAATTCAAGCTATTTATAAAAGTAGCGTTCCAACTGATCCACCTATTAAATCAGGATCTCACGTTAGATTTGGTTCCGAATTATTAGAACAAGTTTCTTTCTCATCTATTAGAGAGAATGAAAGACAAATTATTCGACATTTATTAAGTATTGATAGAATTAAATCTAAAGATGCTAAAATGGAATCAAAACCTAAAGGTAAAAGATACCCTAGTAAGCGTAAATAATTAAAATTTTATTGATTAAAATATTATGGATAACATCAAACTTATGCAAACTCTAGCTGCTTATGATTTAACACCAGAAGTAGTTTCACGACTTTCCATTTTATTAGATAATACGGTTAAAGGTAGTAATGATATATACGTTTCTCCAATCATAAAGAACGTTGATCCTGTTACTCTGTCAAAGGAATTAAATAGTTTAATTTTGGCTAATCGTGATAAAATAAATGATATTTTATTTGATATGGAGTGTTCAAATAGAGATAAATTCGGTCCTAGATCCATTGCTATACCTTGGAAGGATAGAATTAAAGGTGTTGATTCCTATTTCATTGAACAAAACAATGTTGATTATGATTTATTCGACATAAACTTACTTGATAATAAGGTTAAATCAACTTTGAGACCGTTATCACTATCGAATGCTGCTAAATTTTTAAAGAATAACACTAATTCAGGTCTACCTTTTTACACTCGAAAAGGAAAAGTTAAAGATATAGTTCTAAAAGATTTTAACTTTTATCTGGATAAACAATATCCTTGTGTGTTATTCACTAGAACTCAAGAACAGGAGAAAACTCGACCAGTATTTGGTTTTCCAATTGCTGATACTCTTAATGAGATGAGATACTATCGTCCTCTTCTTGATTATCAAAAGAATTTAGCTTGGCGTTCAGCTTTAGCAGGGCCAGATAAAGTAAGTGTGGACATTACTCGTTTAATTCTAACAGCAATTAAACTTAAGCTAAGATTAGTTTCCGTTGATTTTAGTGCTTATGACGCTACTGTCAAAACAGGAATTCAGAATGAGTGTTTTAAATATATTAAAGCATTATTCCAGGCGCAAAATGGTAGTGAAATTGATTACATATTTCATCGTTTTAAT